TCAGTCCAACCTGAGATCAGTGAGAAACCACGGAAGGTGAAGAAAAGCAAAAGCCTGCGGAAGGTCCCGCTTGGGGCAGTAAGCTGATCAAGAGTCTCGTGGGTGGCCCAGCCTCTGCTTCGGCAGGGGCTTTTTTGTGTCAAAAAAATCTCATGCGTCGCACGTAAGACTTGGAATGGGTCCGCCAAGGGGTGGGTTGAGGTCGGACTTTGGTCGGACTTTCCGACTTTGGGGGTATTTCTATCTTTAATCACACGAGGCCCTTACATTTTGACACCCAAAGTGTAAGGGGTTGTGTCTTATGCGTCTCATTTGGTCTCAAGACGAGAAACCCTTACACTTTGGTGCACGAAATGTAAGGGAGTAAATAGAATAAAGATGAAACAGGGGGCAAAGTCGGAAAGTCCGACCGTCCCATCCCTTCCATCCATGGCCAACCTCCCACGCAAAATGACCAAGATCGCCCAGCAGCACAGCGGTTTCAGGCATATACCCAACGTGGAGGCCCTAAGTACGGATGAACTAACGCAACACGGTCTTTACCGTGGATACCCCTGCGCCCATGGTCACGACATCCGTTCTCTTGACACGCACTGGTGCTACAAGTGCGCCACCAAGATCCGTGACAACATCTGTGGGTTTGACCTGAACTACCTCCATGGGGACTACAAGCACAAGTACGCGAGCCTGTGGTCCCAAATCGCTGTTGGTGATCCTGGTGAGTGCTGGGAGGCTCCTCAGCTCACGAAGAAACGCGTCTGCATGCCTTCCTACCGATCTCTGTACACCAAGGACAAGTCAGGCAACATCAGTGCCCAGAAGGCGATCTACCACTGTGCCTGGGGGGATGTGGGATCTATGTTCGTCACACGCACCTGCGGGAACAAAAGCTGTCTCAACCCTCTGCACTTAGTCTCAAGCTGGAATCGTTTGTTCCCACCGTCCACGATCAGCCCATTCGATTACGAGTTCAAGCCAGAGAAATTAATGCAGTTTGTACATTCTCAATCTGAGACTCAAGTGCGTTTGCTAAGAGAGCGTCAGTACAAACGTACGATCCAACACCCGTTAGTAAACCAGAATTGCCCCGTTTATGATGATATATACCGGTAGAGCTACAAAATAAAATGGCAAGAAACCAGTTGAGCCAAGCTCAACGTACACAAAACAATCCTTTGGTTCTTGGTAATTTTAATTCCACAACAATTCGCTATCTACACGGATCCCTGGGACCTCAAAACAAAGTCATCGGACGTGCAGATACAAATCAAACGTCTAATGGTGGCTATGGCGGTGGAACATATAACCACTGGTTCCAAGTCAACATCTTGTCTCCTGCTTGGATCATTATTACCAAAGGCCCACCGCGCCCCAAGTACATTCAAGTCTCTGTCTATGACTTAAACAAAACCCCCATCCAGGGCGAAGCAATCTTTGATGCTGATTCTGTCCAGGTGCCAACTGGCAGCACTGTTTATGTGCCGTATTTAAATACGGTGATGAGTGCTCCATCTGATCTTTACAATCAATTTTCTAATTTGCGTCTGGATCGTGGGGATGAGCGTTATTATCCGTTGAATGCAGGTAGTTACTTGATTTGTGTTTCAACAACACGTAACGAGCCTTTGGCTTACAACCTTGCTGTTGTTGTTGAATTTACCACGACAGAAGGATTTTTTGAATTAGAAGACGATGATGGAAGCGTCTTCCTTTTGGAGACGGACATCGCGACATCCACAACTGAATTTGTTTCTTCTCCTATTACGACAAATAGAACAATTCCAGCCGATCCAACGGCTTTAAATGCATATAGTTCATTCAATGTACAAATTAATTCCGGTGTTACAGTTACCGTAACGGCTGACGCTACCTGGTTAATTGGAGGTGAAATTCCTGTTGAACAACAAGATCTTTATAAGATTGTTCTTGAACCAGGAAATGATGCGTATTGGGACACAATCCATGATCACTCTCTATCCGAATGGGTAGACTCCTGGGAGCGAGATCACCAAGACACAGAGCCGTTCCCGGATCTTCTGGTTCCTTTAACCAACAGGCCATGATTAAAACCTTCTTGCGTTGGCTGTCCAAACCTAAAAAACAAACCGTGCATCCTTGGTTTGTTTACTGCCAGCAAAATCCTCATGCTTTGGGTTGTCGTATTTACGATGTTTAAAGATTGAATAAAACGCATCTCCTTTTAGAATAAAAGAAACGGAGTAAATCCATGTCTAAACTTAGTGAGTACATTGAAATCGCGCTGTCGATTCATGCTGCTGCCTCAATCATCTGTGCGTTAACGCCTACGCCCAAAGATGATGCCATCCTTGGTAAAGCCTATAAAGTGCTGGAGTTTCTGGCCCTGAATATTGGTCGCGCTAAAGAACGTTGATCAATCAGGCAAAGCTTGAAACCAAAACACGGTTCCATTTTGTTTTTCTACCCAATCACGCGTTGCATAAGCGTCACTCTTATCTAGGGTGACGCATTTTTTTTCGTCTCCAATTTCCCAGCAGATATTGACACGGATCCGTGGCTCTTTATATTTCTTCATCTCAGTAGTCCCAACGGACGCGCGGCCTGCCTTCTCTGATGCCAAGGTGAACAAACCCTTTTGGTGCACCGTATCCTAGGCTATAAGGCCAGTTTTGATCGCACCATCTCTGCACAGTGTAGATGTCTACACCTTCAACGTAAAAATCAACGGCACCCTTGGACGGTTTGTCGTATGTGTGCTCGCTATTCTTTGCACCACCAACTTGTGTGTTGATGGGCTCTGGTCGAGATGCACTGGTGATGATTAAAGGTTTGTTACCAAATTGCTTGCGAACTCTTTCCAGAAATAAACACAGTTCTTTTGCTGTATCACACTGGTATTGCTTGGTAAAACGACGCTTTTCTTGATTGAGTGTCAGTTCGCCATACGTAATGTTGGGCGTCACTTTGTAGCTGAATGGGCTCCAGGGATTGAAGTTATTGCTGTGAGGATCTTTAGGATCTTGTTTGCTACCGCTGTTGCCCAGCTGACGATCCAGGATTTGAATTAATTTGGTACTGTATTCTGGATCAGTTGCGTATCCTTCTTTTACTAAAAGTTGGCAACATTCATTCCGAGATTGAGCGCGATTAACTCCTTTAAAACGTCCAAAGTCCTTGTACCAGCGGTCAACAAGGTATGAAACGCAGGTGTCAAGATCTGGAAAATCAAGGAAACCAGCCTTGATCGTGATCCATTTGCCGTTAATGAACTCTTGTGTGTTAACCGTAGAGCCAGATCCCTTCAACCCAAAGAAATTATTAACACCTGACGTGTGTTTCCCCCAGCCTGACTCTAGTGCCCACTGAGCACAAACGCATTCAGGAAATTTAGCTCCAGCTTCTTTAGCTGCTGCGTACACGCCATCCCAAGTGTTTTCATACTTGGTTTGTGGTTTAACAACTCTGCGGTATTTAGATGCAAACGTTTCGATAGTTTCAGGATCAACCTGAGTTTGCAACCATTTCCATGCATCAATTTGGTGCTGCTCTTCCTTGTAATGCTTTGCAGCATCTGTAAATTCTATTGTCATCGACCTAGAGCTTTTTATTAACTCTAGGTCAGGTCAATAATTATGCAGGTGGTGTTGGCCACACAATATCCCAGGGAAAACCGGCTTGTGCCGTTACATCACGAAGGTCTTGACGGTATGTGGCCCAGGTTTCGTGATCGACGGGTGCATCGGAAAGTTGAGTCCAATCACATTCAGCAAGTTTTTTATTCCGTGTATCGCGTACATTAGTTGCTTGCTCATTGTCTTTTTCGAAACAATAAGCTTCGTATTGCTCGGCTGCAGTATGTACTACACCCTGATCGTCGGTGTAGTCCTGGAAAACAGGTCCAGCAATGTAATGTGTAAACCACTGACCGTTAATTTCTACTACGCCATCACGCTGGCTGTACTGATATGGTGGCGTAACAACGGCTTGTGGCCCTTCTAATACGGGGTCATACCCAAAATCGTTGATAATGTCAGGCGTTAATACCTGCGGAAAACTGGTATTTGGGTTGTCAGCGCGAAGTTGGTCATCAGTAATGACAGCGCCGGTAGTACGGTTGCGAAGTTCCATGGCTATCAAGCAATTGCAAGGTAAATAAAGCTTCCGCCACTGGCGTTAATGGCGGCAGGTGCAGTGGAGCTGATCTGGAAGCCAGAACTCAGCGGGTCGATGTAGTCGGTATTGGTAACTTCTGCGACAGTGGAGTTGAGCAGCAGGAAAGGGTCGTTGCCACTGACAATGCCGCGAGCGGTGTCCCAGAGATACCAGTCACCAGTGCTGTCGGTGCGTTTGATGAGTACGAACCGGGCACCGTTGGTAAAGCCGCAGTCAATGTCCTTGGTGGTGCCAGAGCCGGTGTAGCTGCCGACTTTGCTCACGCCGGGGCAGGATGCGAAAAGGTAGGCGATGTAAGTTGCACTTAGCGTGTTTACTGTGGAATTAGTATTGACCGTAAAATGAGATGCGCTGGGCGCCGTATCATTCCAATAGGCTGAACTGACTCTAGATTCACTGGCAGTAGAAATTGCTAAATACTTTGTCGCCCCATTAAATGCGTCATAGGTCGCCCAATTATATCCAGTAGATCTACATTTGATAATCATCAACTCCGGCGCCACGCCAAGGTTATGGCTCACCGTGCGTGCTACGCCCGTGCCCGTATAAGCCACCACGTCGAAGAAGCCGGGGGCGCGGCGGAAGTTATAAAAGAAACCTCGGTAGCCACTGTCGTTGATACCTCCAGCATCACCTATGGCGATGTCGTTTTGAGTAACTCCAAAAGACGCGAAACCTCCAAAACTGCTGCTTTCGGCTGCCGTGCTCCATGGATACAAGAAGGTCTTATCTGTCAATCGCGTATTAGTAAGAAACCCATTTGAAATGACATTGGTGGAGTTATTTTTCCTGATGCCAAACACCATGTCAGACGGAAAACCAATAGACAGCCCTTGAAGCTCGGGTGAACCAGCATATCCATCACCTACTACACCTTGCTGGGCGTTGAACACCGTCGTCGCATCAGTGGGCGTCTTCATCGGCCCACGGCGGATGGCGATGTAGATGTAGGTCTCGCCGGTATAATTCACGTCAAATCCGCTTTGCAACCAAGTAAATCCTGTTGCATTTAAGCGCAACCCTGCATTTGTATTGGAGGCGGTATTTTCTGCTTCTGCAGTATTTGCTCGCAAAAAAGGCACGGTGCTTTCCGGTGCGCCGCGCATGTTGTCAATGATCACCCAGTCTGCTGAACCGCTTGTCCTTTTAACCAATAACCATTGGGGCTCCCATCCAATATCAATAAAGTTTGTGGAACTATTGCCTGTATAACTCCCACACTTCACCACACTCTCATTCCCACTATCGCCAAACCCGCCAGCGTCGTGCGCAAACAGGTAGGCGACGTAGGTTTCGCCATTTTGGTTTAGGTCTTCACCAACTCTAAATGTTGTTGAAGTAAAAGGACCGGCTACATTGCCGTTATTACTGGCAGCAGCAGTGGAGTTTAAATAAAGCGTATTGTTTGCAGTGTAGTCACCAGTTGAAATGCTTCTATGCCAAACCCCCCAATTACCAGTCGTAGATGTTCTTTTGATAATTACGCATCCTGGAGTTGATCCTAGATTGTGGCTAATGTCTCTGGGATACTGCGTAGGGTAATTGCCCGTCCACGTCACCACATCAAAGAACTTCTCCGCCTTGCGGAAGGTCCAGGAGGCGTAGGTGGTACCGCTAGTGTTTATATTTGTATTAAAGTTTGTACCTAAACTAAAACCGGCAGAATTGAATGATGTCAGATCCTGAGTTGCGCCTGAGACCTGATTACCTAGAGTCGTATCACTGTAGAAGACATTCTCTCTGCCCCGTGCTGTATCTATAAGGTTGTTGTTAGTTACACTGCTTCGACTCTTTGTCCAAACCAATCCCCCCTTACCGCTCAGATCAATCCCATTCGTGATCGTCTGCGTGCTGCCGTTGCCGGTATAAAGCCAAGTGCTGAATACATCCTCAATATAAATTTTTTCGCCTGCTCCGGCAGATCCCTGAAATAACAACCGTGTAATAGGGTCCATATCTGTTTAGTTCGTGTAGTTAATTAAACTAGAACCGCGCCAACGTGCTCCACCGTCATCAGTCACAAACATAAACAGATGAGTCTTGCCTGTCGTCAATGTGGGAGCCGTTGAATTAGGCCACTCTACACCGCTGAACCAAGTAATTGTTCCGCTGGTATGTGTAACTTCTAAAGTAAAACCGTATACATTACCAGATGATGGAACACCTGTAACAGTAAAAGTTGTGCCAGAAGTAACCGTTTTTGTAAAGTAATTTCCAAGGGTGCCAGTAATTGTTGATGCTGGAACTGTTTTTGCAACTCCTCTGTAATAACCAGTTACAGAGATGTCGACTAAACCTAAGGTACTTGCACTTATAAAAATTGTACTAAGATTACTGCAGGATACTGTGAGCGCACTTACTGTACTATCAAATAATCCGGTGTCACCAGAACACGTTGAAAACCGTCCGGTTGTTGCACTTACAGTGGTACCCGTGATTAACGCACCTGACACACGTGTTGTAAATACGCCTGATACACCTGTTATGAGAGTTGCGGCAACAGCGTTTCCAGTAACAGTAGCCCCTGATACACGTGTTGTAAATGTCCCGGAAACTCCAGTGATGTTTGCACCGGAAATTACCGATGTAAAAACACCCGTTGTGCCTGTTAAACTTGTGAATTGACCATTTGTTCCAACAATTGTTGTTCCTGAAACTTGCGATGTAAAGACACCCGAAACACCTGTTAATGTCTCATATTGACCGGTGTTGCCTGTAATTAAGGCTCCAGAAACTCTTGTCGTAAAAGTACCAGACGTTGCTGTTAAATTTGCACCAGAAATTGCTGCGGTAAAAACTCCAGATCCACCTGTTAAGGTTGCGAATTGGCCAGTATTACCTGTAATTGTTTCACCAGAAATACGCGAAGTGAACGTACCGCTAGCGCCTGTTACTGTTGTTGCGTTTAATGTATTGCCTGTAATCGTTGCACCAGAAATCTGACCGGTGAAAACACCACTTGTGAAATTAGCTGTGCCGCCTGTGACTGTCTGACCCGTAACCGTTGTAAAACCTGCAGTTCCACCTGTTACCAGGGTAAAGCTACCGGCACTACCGGTGACCGTGGCGCCTGATACTAGTGTCGTCCCAACAACAGCGGCGCCTTGCACGGTGCCTGTTACTGTTAGGTTCCCCGAGATAGACGAAACAATGCCTGAGACCGATACGGTTTGATCCGATCCCGCATTTGTAAAGATAACGTTATCAACTTTTAAATTGCCGTATGCCATCTTAGTAAGTAATCATCAAAGTGCCATCGGCTTTCTTGTAAACATCACCACTGGTTAATCCGGCAGCCAAAGCTGCGGCATTATTTGCGTATGTGGGAATGTTTGTTAAATACAAACCAGTGTTTCCATCTGTTGGTGGATAATGCTGGCTCAAATATGCTTTAAATTCTGTAAAGGTAATCTTCTTGTTGCGAAGTACCGGGTCCACTTCGAAAACGTGGACAAGCGTCAAAAGATCTTCATCATCTACAGCATCACCTGTGATGGCTGGAAATTCTGAAACTTTTCTATTCGCCACCGTCCGGTACCGTGCAATCCTTGTTCAATTATAAACGGAACTGTCTTAGCGCACTTTAATTTCAATACGCGGAAGAATGTTGCTTACTGCGCTCCACGCCCATTGAATTCCTGTTACAATTCCACAAGAAAGCAAAAGGACCAAAAGAACTTCAGCGACCGTAAGATTGCGGCGCACGTAAACAACCTGTGGTTTTTGAGGAACAAAAACAGGGGTTGGTGCTTGTGTAGCCATCGTTTGCTGCAGTGCCGCTTCCCTTGCTCTTGCCTTCAATTCAGCCAGTTGTTCTGGCGTAATTTGTCCGGCAGGTGATTGAGGGAAAGGCGTCACAGATTGACTGGGTGGTGTCTGTTCTTCCATGGTTGCCCAAAGTTTTCCCACACCTTAGCATCTAAAAAAAATTTCTGCTATGCAGTACGGCATTCGAAAAGGTTTTGAAGATGTTGCCTACGAACTAAAGGGCATCAAAAACATCTTGGCATCCATGTGGCATAGCCGTTATGCCGAAGGTGACACCGACATCTTGAATCCTGAAGCTTACGCAGACGAATACATTTCAACCGAAGAGTGCGGCAAAAGACTGGGCGTGTCGGACCAGACGATCAGGAATTGGATTGCAGTCGGACGCAAAACGCCTGATAAGGGATGGATCGAGGGCATTCATTACATCAACATTGCTCCTGACACCAAGAAAAAAGCTGTGATCCGTATCCCATGGAACCGACTGATCCAATCCTTTGCCAAGAACCCCAATATCGAAACGCGTCATCTGCGCGAAAATCAAAAGGCTTTATACAGCTTCAGGCAAGATTTTCTGAAATAATGGCACATCGTTTCCAGGGTATTGAGATCGCGGCGATCACAATAGAAAACCATGAGGAAAAGTTGCCTGAATCCTTGGTGCGCCAAGTGGAAATATTCCTTCCGCCCTGTGGTTCGTTTGACGATGGTTGCCTGAGGCGATATCTGGAAAACCTAAAGAACTACGAAGAAGAGGACGCAAATTCCAACATGACATTGGCTAACCGCTTGCGTTTAGCTTTTTGTGATTTGAATCCTGATACCATCTGTGGTAAGTTCCCCCAGGCTGAATTGCCTCTTAAGCGGCGCTTGCGATGTGTGGCAGAATATCTAATCCGTTCAGGTGAATTCGACAAGGTCCGTGACGAAAACGGAAAACTTGTTAAAAAACGCGGAGTGTTGGGTAAGTTGGTGGTACTGTACCAACCTACCCCAAAACTTTTAGAATCTCTACATCGACAAGGTTTATTAAAAGATGGATCGACGTGAAAAACTAATTGCTTCTGTTATCGGTCCTGAGCTGGACGAAACAAAAGCTCGTATGCTCGATGCCACAATCAAGGTGGTGTTAGGCGATATGGGTGAGCAATACTGCAAGATGTGGGAGGTCGAAGGCCCAGGTGTCATGGTGTTTCAACCAAGGAACAAAGAACGGTCAATGTTCTTTTGGACCTTGAAAGAAATCCATGCGGCACAAGAGGATTGTGAACGCGGCAATGACGGAGATCTTGCCGAAACATTTAGACGTATCCTCTCCGCTGCACAAAAGATTGACCCTGTGGAAAAAGCGGGTTATATCATCAATGACGAAGACGGTATCCGTTACTTAGAAATTGATTACAACAAGGCTTCTGAATAATGGCTGAAAAAGGTATTCGTGGTGTTAACTCCCGCAATGAAGGCGTTGAGTTGATTACCAATGACGATTTGATCCTGGCAGCAAACGAACTGCTGGGTGGCATCGATTTAGATGTTGCCAGCTCCAAGATTGCTAATAGTTATGTGCAGGCTGATCATTTTTACACACCTTTAGATGATGGGTTGAATAACCAGGAGTGGCACGGAAGTTGTTACCTGTTTCCGCCCGCTGGCGCTTACTTCTGGGATCAAAAGA